CCTGATTGATTCTCTTTGATCAGCATCCACTCCACCATGTACAAAGAATACTTTACGGTCAGTATGCTTAATATTATTTATCTTTTCATAAAGTATTGCTCCATGAGTTTCTACCCTACTGTATAATATAAGAGTATTTCCTTTAAGATCTAATGCAAGATTAGTGATAAAATTATTTCTTTGTTCATGACTAATTAAATATTGAAGTTCATCTTCATAAGTTTCAAACTTTTTAGGTGGATGTTTAAGAACAAGACATTGAATATCTAACTGAGATAGATGTCCTTCTCTCATTAATTTTTCAGTTTTAGTTACTTTATATGATGGACCAAACAATCCCTCCAATACCCATTTATGAGTCTGTGTACCATCTAAAGTACCAGTGAAACCAAATCTATACTTAGCATGTTCTAACTTAGTCATGATATTGACTAATGACTTACTCTTGAAAAGATGTGCTTCATCACCTATAATGACATTATAATCTTTAAAGAATGATTTCTCCATTCTAAATACTGATTGCCATGTAGTAATAGTTA